CTGGGGCGGAGGGAGCGAATCGGCCAACCAATCAAACTTTTTGAAATATTCTTGTTCGGAGTGATGCATATCCACATCGTCGTCGTCAATGCGATAACTTTCCATTACCGTCTCTAAAAGTTATGATTTTATTTAGAAGGTTGTCTTTATGTTTATCTCTAACGAATGTATACAATATATACAAATGGAAAACCCCTATTTGCCACCAATCAATCCAATACTAACGTTGGTTCAAGCAGAAGATTTAGTTTCTGGAAAAAACTACTTGATTGAAACACGGGTTAATTCAGGTAATGGTATTAGAACCTTAAAATACAAAGGAAACTTTCTCGAAAAAGAACCTTTGCAAGTATACGCAGGAGAATATAAATGTAGGTTTATGATTACTGAGTCGCCGCCATCAGATAGCAGAAATGGTTGGGAAACTTCATTTTACACACACAGTTCCCGATTTTATGAAAGACCCGACATCGATGCTATCGATGAAGCAAGATCCATTCGAGGAATAAGCGCCGCCCTATATGAATACGCGAAATCAAAGGATTACAAAAGGGTAGCAGCTGAAGATGCAGCACACCGTTACGAACATCGTAGTGGACATCCTAAGAAACGTAGTCACAGTGGACGTAGTCACAGTGGACGTAGTCACAGTGGACGTAGTCGCAGTGGAAATAAGCGAACACCGCGGACAATTCGTACAATGAGAACACGTACAATGAGAACACGTACAAGATAAAAGAGATCGATTTCGGAGGTAAAAATATAACAATTATATAAGATATGAATTTGCAACAGTTTAGGAATCTAAAAAAAGATTATGTAATCAGTAAATGGAAGATCACTGATGAACAATTAAGCAAGTGGTCACGTCTGGATAAGGAATGTCCAAAAGACAAAGCAACCGATTGTGTGATCAATGTAGCACACTTTTTCGATTTGATTGATCGATCTCCTGCGGAAAAAAAAGCAAGGAAATTAAATGAACTCCAAACCGGTACTGAGTTTGCAAAATTCTACGTTCCTGCGATGCAATTGCAGATATTGAAAAACGAACGTGCACTTACAAATCATATAGTCAACGTGTTTGAATTTAATAAAGATATTATCGATGAACTAATAGAGGATATTGAACCCAAACACGCCATTATATTAGACTTATTACGAGGCCCAGGAATATTAGGACACGCTGCTATTTTAGCTGTATTAGCGAATGGAGAGCCGATCCTTATAGATCCTCAACAGGAATTGTTTTATCGTGGAGCGCAAATTGACCAATATATTCGAGACAACGGCTTTGTAAAATTTGAGATTTATCTACGCAGTAAACGTGGTAAACGTCCATTGAAAGAAACCGAAACACAAGTAAAAAAGAAAAGTAAATCGCCACTTTCACCGAAACGACGTCGAATTCAGGTGACTCCTCCAAAAATAGAGCCGACGGTTAGTTCACCCACTGAATTACCAAAAGAAAAGACCCGCAAAAGAAAGGCAAAATCGAATAAAAAGGCAAAATCGAATAAAAGGGCAAAATAAAAGGCAAAATCGAGTCAACATTCGTAGGATCGAAATTCTTGGCTGTTATCGCTAAAGCCGTCCCGTTGTTTTCCTAATCGTTTAGAAAAACAATACCAATGATCGGATTGTTGTAATCCCTGCCAAACCTGATCATTCGCGTAGATCCAGTGCATTTGGGTCTGTTCGAGTAGCGGCATCGCCTCTTCATAAAGAGAAATCAGTGTATCGTAATAGTGCGCGTTCACAATATACGCCGACGCCGAAGAAGAATATCGGACACGAATCAAATCTTCGGATCCTTCGGCGGGCTCGCTCCTGTTCAAGTTATAGGCCAAAAAACACACATCGACGCGATGTTCTGTGTTAATATAATCAAACAAATGCTGGATTTCAACGTCCAATTCGTCGCGATCGACCAAGAACATAAAATCGTCTTCCAAGATCAGGACATTGGGATACCCGCGTTCCCGGGCCATCTTCAAAACCTGCAAATGCGATTTGCCACAGCCCAAAATACCCATCGGCGGTGCGACCTCAATGGCCGGAAATCGCTCCGCGGTTAACCCCATTTTTTCCAATTCTTGCTCGATTTCGCCCCGTCGATCCGTTCGTTTGTCCAGATTAATATAAAAGATATGCGCAATTTGGTTCATTCCCTTTTGAATTCCCCGCGACACCCTTTTATATTTTTCTTCGATCAGAATATAAACATTTTTGGCGTCTATCTCCAAGAAAGAAAGAAAGAAAAATGCGATCCGACATCGTTTATATGCATTCACTATTTGAAAGTGTGTTTGAAATGCTAAACAATTACTATGTGTGGACGGGCAATTTTCTATATGTTTTATGTGAGGAGGTTTCGGTCCGAACCATTTGGTCATATAGCAAGTTTTGCTTATTCTGTGAAAAAACCATCGCGGATATCTATGAAGAGTATGATTGCCTGCGTCCAATCATCGACCGATTTGCCCACTTCCAAAAATGGTTGTTTGCGATGGAGATCGAGTCAAAGGAACCGACCGCGGATCATTGGATCGCCCTATGTACTGTGCAAAATTATGAGGACTATCTAAATAGTCATTATGTAGAGACATTGCAAGTGTATGACCGTCCCATTCATTCTCGCGATGAACGCGTGTTCAACGAATCCCTCCATTTCGAGGATACGGGAGTTTTACGAGACAGCATAACGGTGATGAAAACAAATGGTACGTATAAAGTACGCCGATTTCGAAAACAGACGAATGCAACCGGTGAAGAGGAAGAAGATGTGATGGAACCCTCGGAGTTTCAAATATTGAATACGTTTTACAAACATCCGGAGATGCACGATTCCATACAGTTAAACGTCCCCTCGGAAATGATGATTGTCGGAAATGAACTGTTTTCGTCGGCATTTGTTCGCCGTTGTTTGGAATACCAGCACCCCTTTTTCGTCTTTGATGCAAACTATACGTTGGAGATTGTCGATTCGAATATCAATATACATACGTTGACATCGACGAATTATTTGTGTCTTGAGAAAACCGGCGCATCTGTAAAATAGATTCTTTTGTGAGATCCAGAGAAAAAGGGATTCGGTAGAACAAATATAAAGATGTTTTGTCTATATAAATGTATAAACGTGATATAGTAGACAAAATGTCGGAATACCATAAATTGAGTGGAAAATGGAACTTGTATTACCATCTTCCACAAGATAAAAATTGGGATTTGAGCAGTTACAAACCTATCATCACCAAAATAGAAAATGCCGAACAATTGATATCGATCAATGAGGCAATGTCCGAAAACATTGTCAAATATTGTATGTTGTTTGTGATGCGCGAAGGGGTTACCCCGATGTGGGAGGATCCGAAGAATCGAAATGGCGGGTGTTTTTCGTTCAAAGTACCGAATAAACAGGTCCATTTGGTATGGAAGACGCTTTTTTACTCATTGTGTGGAGATACGTTGTGTACAGACAAAAAATACAGTGGTTTGTTGAATGGTATCACGATTTCGCCCAAGAAGAATTTCTGTATTATCAAAATATGGTTGGAGAATTGCAGCGTGCAAGATCCCAACATTATTATTCCCATCGTGAATTTGCCAAAACAGGGGTGTTTGTTCAAGAAACACGCACCCGAATATTGATTCATATCTAGTTCTTTTTTTTGGAATTAGATATGTGATTTTGTACCTAGATGATAAATTATTTCGTTTTGTTGAACCGGGTTCTAGATAAACAATAAGTAGAACGAGAGGTTGCAGTAACACTATTATGGTGTGAACAACCCAGCAAGAAGGTTAGAAAAAACACCCGTATTACCATTAATCTGGCTCCTCTTCTGGGTATTAGTCTTCTTGGTAGGACCCCGAGGACCATTGACGGGGCCAGGACCAGAGGCTGGATTAGGTCCAGGGGCAGGATTAGGGCCAGGGGTTGTGCCAGGACCAGGACTAGGGCCAGGACCAGGACTAGGGCCAGGACTAGGGGCAGGGCCAGGACCAGGACTAGGGCCAGGACTAGGGGCAGGGGTTGTGCCATTGACAGGGCCAGGGGGTGTGCCAGGACTAGGGGCAGGGGTTGTGCCATTGACAGGGCCAGGGGTCGTGCCAGGACTAGGGGCAGGGCCAGGACTAGGACCATTGACAGGGCCAGGGGTTGTGCCAGGACTAGGGGGACCCGTATTAGGAGAACCGTTCACTGTCGCAGTACCATTTGGTTGAGGAGTCTTTGTTTGGACCAATGACCCAATAGCCTCCCACAATGATGGTTTTTTACCAGGCAGGTTCACCCCCCCCTTGATATTAGGTTCATTCGTCATTTTTTTCAACATTATGTTTTTGTAATAAATATGGAACCCCAGCAAAATCAAAAGCAAAACATTAATTAAAATCAGCCAAACAAACAATTGTTTGAACCAGTCTTTCAGAATAATCTTGGTCATATTCACCCCTTTTTCGACAAGTGTTATTTGGATCTTTTTGGTGTACAAGTTGATTCCTCCTAGCAAAACAATAATGAAAATGAGTTCAAAAATATACACATAGACCGTGTGAATGAATTTCTTTCCATACAAATAAACATAGGTAGGTAACATACTGAGTCGAAAGCCCTTCCACGTGAATGGTGATGGTTCGTCGCAACTATTGGAATTCTCCATCATCAATACTTCCGACGATCGTGTAAAATCCTTGGAAATCGATACAATGTTTTGGAATGTTTTACTCATCGAATAAAAGGGAATGGCCAAGAATGAATGAAAGAGCAAATAGCCAAAGAAAATGACCATCGCCAAGGGTACATTGACCAAAATCATCCACGGCAAATAGATGATAAGGAAAAATAAAATTGTAAGAATCATACTCAATCCTCCTGTTACGGCTGCTTCAAACGGTGCACTGGTTTCAAATATATACAAGAAAATACCAGCACTCAAAACTCTCAAAATGATGTAGGCAGTTATTAGCGATGCACCATATTTGAAATGCAGTGAATTGAAAAAACTGGCAAGCAATGTAGCTGGCAGATTGGCACTAATCAAAACGGCAAATACCAACATAAAAATGACGAAAATAAGGGTTTTGCTCATTCGACTGTCCATCCACTTCCCCGTTCCCGTAATAAAATTGTGCAAAGATTCGGTGGGTCGGAAAGCGGGAGAAAACCATTTATAGAAAAACGTGTAACTGCTACCTTTGAATATAATGTTTGGATTGAACGTATACAACAGATTGTCGACATTTTTGACAAAGATGGAGACAAAATACCAGTTGTAGACATAAATCCATAGACACAGCAACAAAACGAATTGCTGTATTTGACTTTGAAATGTGTCCGTTTCAGTCTTTGTCGCAGTATTTTGGGTAAGACCATTTGATATTTTTTGTACAACATTTTGAATGTGTAAATTGAATGTCACGATGATGTACATTACATATTGTTTGATCAACGACAGATAGACAATCAGTTTCATAAAAATGTTCAAAATAATAATCACTGTATTTTTGATAATCTTAGTAATGGCTTGGACAGCATTGTTAAGTTTGCTCTTGTCTATGTATTGATTGTTCTGTTTGTCGAAAAAACCATATGTATCCGCGGTATCATTAAGTGCAGAATACAAATTATCAATCCCGTAGGTGGAAATGCCCGATGCCAAAGTATCAATATTTGTCATACTACTGATGTTGTCCATTGTACTAGAAATCATAGAACCAAGTTTGTCTTTTGCCGCTTGAACACTGTTTTTGTTTGTCATTCGGTCTTTCATATCGTTCATTTCCGAAGTCATATCATTGACAAACTGGGATTTAACATCGAGTACCTTTTGTTTAAAGTCTGAATCGGGCGTGGTGTCACCCGTGAATTTTGCGGACTTGTCGGTTGTCATATCTTGTTGTATTGATCCTTGGGACGCTCTCATTGCGGTTTTTACATCGATTGTACCTGGACTGTAAATGTTTTCAAATGCTTCAAAGGTAGGTGGTCGTGGTTCTAAAACCCTTTTTTGTAGCGTTTTTTTCATTTTCTTGGTCATTGAATCGATTCCATTGATCCCATTGATCCCATTGATCCCATTCTCTTCTTCTTGGGTTTTCTGATCAACAAATGTTTCTTTGGTATTTGCTTTTGGTTTTGGTTTGATCCATTGTGTTGACATAGTAGATAAATACTGTTTTTATTTTTTACCTATAGTATAAACACATTATTCCAAGGGAAACCAAGGTTTCCCTTATGATCCCATCCTTCACATTTATGTATAGGAAGCCCGCAGAGCGGGCTTCCGTACATCAAGGTTATAGAACGACATTATAACAGATACATTCATAAATACCCTATTATAATTATATACTTTCCTAGAGCCGCTATTCGTTACACATACACCCGCTCAACTATTCTATATTTGCAAAACATAACTCTAGGAAAGTAATGTTTTGCCAAGGCGTGCCTATAAAAAATTTTTAGAAATGACAGGAAGGTATGAATGTATCTATTATAATGTCGTTCTATAACCTTGATGTACGGAAGCCCGCAGAGCGGGCTTCCTATACATAAATGTGAAGGATGGGATCATAAGGGGCGAGACGCCGTAGGCGTCTCCACCGTCAGCCGCCCTTTGGGCGGCCAGAACCTTGGTTTCCCTTACCTGGAATACATCAAACCACAATTGCCCCCTATGATCGACAACACATTGTATCGTTCTTCCATAATGTGTGCATTGAAAGAATATGTGTAAATCGCCCAAGCCGGTTTTTCCGTGATGGAAACCGGTACCCGCGATCCATTGACCGTGTTACAACTTATATTCACACGAGTACCGGTGGTATCCAATGGTGGCAAAAACGTCTGCACCTCCAATTCCACCGTGTGAAATTTACTGATATTGATGGCCCCCGATGGCTGATATTCCAAGGTATCCGTATTCAAGCAAAAGTTGTAACAATAGAGTCCATCTTTGGCCGATCCCGGTGTGCGCGTATACTTTTCAATGTACTGAAATATGCCTCCATTCAGCGTGTTTTCACGATAATCGCCGTTTAGCAAAATGCCCAATGTCAGCAAAATATCCTTTTGGTTGATTTGACTAAAATTTCCCGTTATGAATCTTCGCGAATTTGCGTTAAAGGTCAGGTTCGTCGATAATCGATTGTTGTAGAGCCAATTGGTATAGTTTGTCCATTCGTTTCGCAGATAAGCATCATTCCGTTGCAAGTAAAACATCCAATTTGATACCAAGCCCGTGGACGACTCCAGTTTCAGTTTGGACGTTCCCACGACATTCAAGAAATCGTATTCAAAGACATCTTTGACTAAATAGACTTGGTCTTGCGAGGCAAAGGTTTCGCGTTCTTCTTGGGATAAAAATGCATAGGTTGCCATCAAATGTACGTCGGCATTCCACGATGTCGGCTGCAATCGATAATTTCGTGCGGACAAATCAATGGCGGGCGGGGTTTGCAAAAACCGGTATAATTGAAACTGATTCTGATTGAAATCGGGACGGACGTAGGGGTATCCACCCGCCGCATTGAACACGTCACGTACGCGAAACAATTCTTGAATCGGTCGCAGTGTAACGTTGATCGTCAATTCATTGTATTGCAAAGCGACTAAAGGAAAGGCGCAACGGGAATCGAGATTGAACCATAGATTCAAGGGAATATAGAGGGTCCTTCCACGAATGGAGGGTTCCGCGCCCAAGATATTCGTTGTAAAATAGGCATTGGGATAGACATTGGCCAAACTGGGGTTGCCATTCACGCGCGATTGCGTGTTGGCGGGGTCGTTCAATTCGTCGGTGTGTCCCGTCATTCGGTAAAACATTTCCTTTTTAGTGACATCGAAATCGCGCTCCACCATTGAATGCAAGTATTGTCCAGTGTATCTCTGCAAACGGAGCGAACCGCACAAGATTTCCAATTCCGAAATCATCATTGATCCCAAATGTTCAATCCATCGAAACTCATAACCCGACCACTGATTGCCAGTTTGTGCCGATGGGCTCCACATCGGACTCCAAATATTGGGCAATGTAACGACTAAATAAGTATCCATTAACAAATCGGCATAGCGTTTCACTTTGAAAGTTAATTTAGTAGGTTCCGTCAATCGAAGATCGCGCATACCGTCGAAATCCAGTCGAAACTTTTGCAGTCCGAAATTGGTATATTTTGCATAGGTCACTTTGAAGAATGTTTTCGACGGATTTCCAGTTAATATTTGATTGAGTGATCCCTCTGAGACAAGATTGAATAATCCTCCGGGCATTATGTTATACTATGTTGATAAAGATTCGGTCGGAGTATGTGTGAAATACAAAGATGGAATTTGCCTATATTGTTTTTACTCGAATACACATTTTTTGGACCGGTCATTGATCTGCGATTGTAAAACTCTCTCCTATAACAACTCTTTCATCTTATCCGAAACCATATAGTATTTGCCCTTTATTTTCAAAATGATTTCAGGAACATATTCGTAGTGATTTTTGAACTTGACGGGTTTATTGATAAAAATAATGTCACTATATTTCGTTTCCACTAACACTTGTCCAAGATAGTACTTTTCAAAAAACTCTTCATTTTTGCTAGCACCGTCCGGTTTGTAAATGGTTACATTTTTTTTTGTCTTTTGCACGGAGACTAAAAAACTCGGTTTTGCTCGTTTTCCAACAAAATAATGTTCCATTGGATCGTATTATAGTATATACAAATAAAAAAAAAAGGAATATAAATGGGCTGCGACTTGTATATCTATATCTATATATACCAAGACAATGCGTATCGATTTGAAAAAGACCAAGTATTATTTTTTGACGTGTAACAATGAAACCCGTCGTCAGCACTTTCTCCAAGAATTCGCCGATTTGGATGTCACCGAAGTGAATCCCATTATTGGAATCGAAAAGACGCGATCGGGCGTGACCGGGTTTTCCAGAATCTTGGACTTGGCCATTCAAAACCAAGATCCGAGAAAACCGTTTCAACCGTTTGGTTTGTTCGAAGACGATGTGACAAAATACCGCGAATTCCCCGAGAGTGTAGAAATCCCGGACAATGCGGACTGGCTTTTCTTGGGATTATCTTACTATGGAGTAAATGACTATTCCACACACTGTCACGATCTCTATTATCGAAACTTTGATGATAACATTGTTCGTGTATTCAATATGCTTTCATTGCACGGACTAATGATATGTTCGATGAGTGGAGTGATCGCACTTCAAAAATGTCTGATGGAATCCTATTTTACGGGTATGATTTGGGACATTTATACTGCACAAATTCAGCCATATTACAATGTCTATGCATTACGCAAACCTTTAGTGTATCAACTGGGTGAATTGGGTGGACAAGAGGCACCGACCAAGATTGAACTGGGATCAGATGATCGTTATGAAATTCCCCAACATTGGATCAATCGATCCAATGCTTCCATACTGACGTGTTTAGAAAAAGAATTGGTTTTGTAAAGCCATCAGTCGTCATCAGCAAAACATTACTGTCATAAACTAATGTTTTGCTCTAGTAGTACCAAAAAAAGAAACAAAGTATCCATCTATTGTATACTACTATTCGCATTTAGTAAAATAATGAAAAAATCATCCATATATTCCTATGTTTTCATATCAGTGATCGCCCTTCTCTTTTTTTACATTATTGTGCGAATGGTCAACAAACGGATGGAAGAAAAGGGATCCAAGACAACCGTAGCAACTCCACCCTATGATGACACCCCAAGTGCCGCCCAGACAAGCCAATTGACCCGTATTCAAAATACACTGGGTTCGGGAATTCGAAATGCCCGATTTGATGTCAGCAAAGACAACAGTCTCCGCAATTTTGTCATCAAATCGTCATTCAACAGTGCCTACACTGGCGGGTTTATGAATATGAATATGATCAAGTATGTTTTGACACGTGGATGCCGGTTTCTCGATTTCGAGGTCTACATCAAAGACAATGTTCCCATCGTGGCCTATTCCGAATCAACCACTGACGCTTCGTATACGCATTTTACGTCGGCACCTCCCGCTTTGTCTTTCCAAGGCGTTTTGTCGACCATTATGTCCAATGCCTTTTCCGATACCTCGCCCAATCCCAATGATCCCCTCTTCTTACAATTGCGCATTCGCACCAATTTACCTGGAGGATACAATGCTATTGCGAGTATCATCAAGGCCACAATGAATGACCGCCTTTACTCGGGGGTCGTGACACCCGATACCCAAATCACCGAGTTGTTGAAAAAAATCGTCTTGATTGTAGACAACACGTCCGCACCGGATTATCAAAAAGACACGATGTGCGATCCGGAGACCCAATGTGTCAAATTATCGGATTTAGTGAATATTGATAGTGGAACTAGTGTGGTTCGCATCTATACCGAAAAAGACTTGTCCTTGCAGGCCTACAATCCCCCGGATCCTTCTGTTTATATGATACGCGTTGTTTTACCCAACCGGTCCCTTTTTTATGGAATCCAAAACTCCAACTTTCTGTCATTGATGAAAAACTATGGAGCACAAATTGTGGCGCAGGCGTTTTATATCAATGATAGTCGTTTGGCTGCCTATGAAGATATGTTTCGCCAATTTAAGAGTGCCATTGTACCGATTCCATTTGTCCTCAAGTAAGGGAAACCAAGGTTCTGGCCGCCCAAAGGGCGGCCGACGGTGGAGACGCCTACGGCTCCACCTGAAGGGTGGTGCCCCTTATGATCCCATCCTTTATGTATAGGAAGCCCGCTTAGCGGGCTTCCGTACATCAATATCATAGGAAGACATTATAACAGATACATTCATATCCATTATTTTTGTCCACGAATAGAGATCAACATTCAAATGCCGATTTTTCTGCGTTTAATAATAATAAAAATTTTATTTATTATTATATATATAGATGCTTATTCGTAGTCAAGAAATAATACAATTATTATTATTAAACAAAATAAGTATTAGTGGTTCTTTTCATATAGGCGCGCACGAGTGCGAAGAGTTACATTTTTATAGTGAAATTGGATTAATACCACAAGATGTTATATGGATTGATGCTATTCCTTCAAAAGTTACTCAAGCAATAAATAGGGGAATACCAAATGTGTATAATGCCGTAATAACAGATAAGGATGATGAAGAAATTGTATTTAATGTTTCAAATAACGTTCAATCTTCAAGTGTATTAGAATTCGGCACTCATTCGCAAGAGCACCCTTCTGTTATATATGTAGATAAAATAAAACAAAAAAGTATTACAATTGATACTTTTTTTGAAAGAAATAATATTGACGCATCTAAATATAAGTTTTGGAATTTTGATATTCAAGGAGCAGAACTTATGGCATTAAAAGGTGCTACTCAATCTATTAAATATGCAAAAGCAATATATTTAGAAGTTAATGAAAAAGAATTATATAAAGGCTGTGGATTAATTGATGATATTGATAATTTTTTATCCCAATATAATTTTAAAAGGGTTTTAACTAAAATAACACCTCACGGATGGGGTGATGCATTATATATTTTAGATAATTACACCGACCAAGACCGTGAGTAGCCTATATCCTTTTCGTGGATAAATATATTTATCCACGAATAGAAAGACATTATACCGCATTTCTTCGACAGCAAGGACATTTCATTGAGGTCTTGAACCACTTTCGAATACAGTTTACGTGAAATGAATGTCCACATTGTAATTTCGCGCATAACAAATCCTTTTCAATATCAATAATGCAAATCGGACAGCAATCCGATTCATCGGTGTTTGATGTAAATTGTATAAAAGCAGACTGTCTTTCATAGATTTTGCAGTGATGGCAAAATTCACTTTTCCACGTTTTATGATATATGATATTCGCATTGCGCGTTTTTACATTTTGTAATGCGCAACCATTCTAACATTGCAAGTTGTTTTTCTGAAAACTGCGCGTATCCGCGCAAATATTTTGTTGGGTGTTTTGACAATGCATCGTAAAATGCCAAACGTTCTGCATCTCTTAGATTATTATAAAGGAAATCGGGGGTCAAAATGTCTTTTTCGAAAAATTTCATTATATCGTTGATAGATCGGTTCTTCTTCTTGGAAGACATTGTTTTGATTTTGATTGGTTTGTTTGTTTGATTTTTCCTGTCTTGGTCCTCCAATCAACTTTCACGAAGGAAATTCTCATAAATTTCTCAGCAATATGTAATAGTAATAATATAGATTTTCAAATCGATAAACATTGAATGACCAAATACAGAGGAAAACATACCGTGAAATACAAACCACCTCCACAATGTTCTAGCAAAATGTCTTTCAATGAGTGTGAGTTGGCCATTTTGCGTCACGCCGTGGATACCAATGAAAAAGTCCGGGGACAGCGCATCGCCACAAGTGATTCGATGAAACAAATGGTCGAGATCTTGGAAGATTTCCTGATAAAGAAAAAGTGCATTTGCTATGGCGGAACGGCGATTAACAATATTTTGCCCAAACAAGATCAGTTTTACGACCGCGAATATGAAGTCCCCGATTATGACTTTTTCAGTCCCAATGCCTTGGACGATGCCAAGGAACTGGCCAATATTTATTACAAGGCCGGGTATTTAGACGTAGAAGCCAAATCGGGCGTACATCACGGAACGTTCAAAGTATTCGTGAATTTCATCCCGATGGCCGACATTACGTATATGCATCCCGAATTATTCGCAGCATTGTCAAAAGATGCCATTCGAATGGCCGGGATTCTTTACGCATCTCCCAATTATTTGCGAATGAGTATGTACTTGGAGCTTTCGCGTCCAGAAGGAGACACCAGTCGATGGGAAAAGGTCTTGAAACGTCTGAATCTGTTAAACAAACATTATCCATTGAAAGTGCAAACCGAATGTCACGCCATTGATTTTCAGCGCGAGATGGAGGACAATGCGGACATTTCGACACAAATATATTTCATTGTACGCAACACGTTGATCGAACAAGGCGCGGTCTTTTTCGGAGGATACGCCAGCGCGGTCTATTCACAATATATGCCGGCTTATGCAAAACGGTTCATTGAAAAAATACCCGATTTTGATGTCTTGGCCGAAAATCCGGAAAAAACGGCAATGATTGTCTGCGAACAATTGGAATACAATGGGTTTCACAAGGTCAAAACGATTCATCACGCCGCCATTGGCGAAGTCGTTCCCGAACACATTGAAATCAAATACGGCAAGGATACCTTGGCATTTATTTATAAACCCATCGCTTGCCACAATTACAATACGGTAACGATTGAAAATCGCGAGGTCAACATAGCGACCATCGATACTATTTTGAGTTTTTATTTAGCCTTTTTGTATGCAAAAGCTCCTCTTTATTCCACGGAGTACTTGAATCGGATCTTGTGTACGGCCAAGTTTCTTTTTACCTTGGAAGAAAAAACGCGTTTGAATCAAACGGGGTTACTCAAACGGTTTGTTCCCAAATGTATCGGAAAACAGGATACCTTGGAAAATATCCGGGCATTGAAAGCGGCCAAATTCGCCGAACTACGCGACAAACGAAACACGCGCGAATACGAAGAATGGTTTTTGAAATATACACCGGGAAACAAGAGTGGTGAGAATGTGAATCAACCACCTCAACGGCAAAAGTCCAAGACGAAGACGCGAAAGAGACGCAATCTGCAAAAGGCCATCCTTCGACCATTTACTCTGTTTTGAGGTCCTATAACGCACGAATTATATATATAAATTATATATCAAAATGTTTTCGTTTAACCTACACCCCGCACGTGCCATTTTCTCGCAAAACATAACCTCCAGCCAAGAGTGTCCCTCGTGTGGAGACAATGTCTTGAAAGTGGCAGCTGTCAATTCCGCACAACAAGTGAGCCTTGCTGATCCCTTGGTCCAAGAAAACAATCAATTAAAAACCCAAGTCCAATTGTACCAAACCACGGTGCAACAAATGTCCGAATCACTCAAAATGGTACAAACGGAATTGAACCTTTACAAAGAGCTCTCCGAGTACGGTCATCTCCCACAAACACGCCCTTCGGGTATATACAAAGTCAAAATCGCGCGTCTTCCCGAACACAAACTGAAACTCCAATCTTTTGAAAAAGCCGCTGCTTTACCTACAAAAGTCGATCTCCGTTCCAAGTTTCCTCCAGTGATGGACCAAGGTGATTTGGGATCGTGCACCGCGTGCGCTATCAATGCATTGGTCGGATACGACATTCCCGGATTCATTGGATCGCCCCTGTTTATGTATTACAATGAATGTGTTTTAGAAGGACACGTGGGTGACGATTCCGGTGCTACCGTTGCCG